TTGTACTGAACGATGATCGATGGGTACAGTGAGTTAAGGTCAAAGGACGTGACCCAATTATGCAGACCGACCTGCGGGTCCTTGACATATGCCCCTTCGTAATTGCTCTTGTGGGTATCTTCGTTTGGTGGAACGACGATATTCCGATTCATCAGATACCGGTAAATAATCGTGTCCCAGATCGCCGTTGTCCCAAAGGTGTCGCCATAATTCACGCCACCACGGTATGCCATCGTCATTGCAAGGGTAATGAGCCCGAGTTTTTCTTCCATCCGATCGACCAGTTCTACGTCGCGGATGTTGTAGTCAATGAACAGTTGGTAGTCCCGCTCATACAGGTCATCGAGGTCCGAGAACTCTTCGTACGATAGTTTCCGCTCACCGAGCACCGAGTTGGCCACCGTGTCGAGCCGGTAGTTCTCCTGCTCACCGTACGTGTATGCAAACTTCTTGAACAAATCGAGGTAATCCATCTGCTGGATACCCGTCAAGATGTATGCCTCGCGCGGCTTTCTCATCAGCATGACGGTCCGCTGATTCACGACACGCCATGGGGATAACTTGTTCACCATCTCGGTCCCAAGGACCCGACCGATACGGTTGACCATATACGGGATATCAAACAGTTGAGTGTTCCACCCCGTAATGATGTCGGGTGAATGTGCATCAGAATCCCAATGGTCAAGAAACTTGATCAGGAGGTCTGCCTCACTATCACACTTCGTGTACTCGATCGTATGGTCTGTGTTCTTTGTCGGGTCATAATCTTTAAGGCCCCACACATAATATACCGAGTCATTTGCATTCTTGACGGTGATAGCCGTGACGGGCTGTTTGGCCTCTTCGGGGCGTGGAAATCCGTCGTCGTTGGTCGCAACCTCGATATCGATCGACGTGATGTTAACGAGCCTTTGGTCAAACTCGATCTTCTGGGGGAACTTGTCGTAAATAAACTGGGCGACAAAGTTCTGATTACCATAGATCTTAAAGTTCTCGATCTCACTGTGCTGATCGATAAACTTCATGGCATCGCGGATATGATCAAAGCGTCGTGGAACGACATTCACGCCATCAAGGGACTTGTACTTAGATTCCTTTTGCGACGGGAGATACAGGGTCGGTGAGTACGGGACCTTGCCGGTCACCCGCTTGCCTGTATTGAGATCGTATCCGCGGTACAGGATATTTTTCCCGTACCGGTTAACGCACGTGTAAAACTCCATTCGTCATCCTCACTACCATTGATATAAAGATACCCCGCAAGTATATCAGACTCGCGGGGTACGTGTAAACTCAAATGACAGAGTGGGGATTAAGTGACGATCTTCTGCTCGGGGGCAAAGACCTTGGAGAACATGCTCTGGTACTGCTGACTAAGCTGGTCGATTGGTTCGGTCACGAACATCACGTCCTTCTCACCGATTTCAACACCCTTGGTCGATGCCTCGGAGTACGGGACAAACGGCGCGAGCCCAAGGGAGTTTGATTCCGTCGGGATAAGGATCGCGATGTCTTTGAGTGTGTACACGGTACCGCGCGATGAAGTGGATTCGGCACTCGTTACCGTGCAAATAAGTTCTTCACCAGTGGTAAGGCGCATGATCTTCGTTTCAGGTGTCGACATAATATACTCCATTGTATAGAGGGAAAAGAACCCCCGAGCAGCCACGCGGGCTGACGGGGGCCGTGTTGCTAAGTATTTAGCTCTCTTGATCAATCAAATCGATTAACGTTTGCTCGATCTGACCAAAATCATACAGGTGAAACTTGTTGTGTGTCTTGCGCAGATCGCGAACAAACCGCGTTGTCGCAAATCCATTGTATGTCATGTAGTGGAGAATCCCCGGGAGATCGCGGAGTGGATACTTGAGCGACGGACCAACACCACAGATCTTCATGTACCGGTACAGGCCACCGAAGTCGGAGTACGATGGCGTACCGATTCGGATATCTGCATACTTGCGAAGACGTCGAGGCGACAGGCAAAGCTGGCTAATCCCACCAGAATAATCGTCCGTGTTCTTGAAGTGCTCGTAGTACCCGGGCGAAAAGCTGTGTGGGTACACGCCATAGTACAGACGATTAATGCCGGCTTTGGTCACTGGCCGAACCAAGTCATCGTCCTGATGGAACGGGGTGTTTACATTATCGGGACTCGACCCACCGATCAGGAGTGCCGAAGTCACGCCAATTGATGCAAGCTCTTTACTCTGGCGAGTTAACTCGGCCTTGGTCTTGAGGTTTCGCGCACCAATATGGGGAATGATTCTTTCGGGCGCGACGCCATCTCGATCGACAAGCGTTCGCACGGCCTTGGTCGTGTCCTTTAACTTAGTACCCGGGAGATGCGTGATACTAATGTAATCGGCATGTGTGAGAATACATTCCGAAACCCCCGACTTGATTACCTTCTTGGGGGTTTGCTCGACGCTAAGATTCAGTAAGGTATTTGTACTGTCCATTTTCCCAGTTTTCCTTCACTCGCTTGGCTTCATTAATATTATCCATTACCTGTGTGGAAACAACATTACCCTTCTCGTCTTTTAGGTTGACTGAGTAATGATCCCCTAGTTCGGTCTCGTATGTATACACGACGGCAGTTCTTTGATTGTACGGCATTCGGCCTCTCCTACTCTGGTCTCGATGATCCTCTTCCCTTTCCTGTATTACCGATACAGTATTTGGGCTCGAGAATCCAGTTACTTTTGTCGCGGTGCGAGATAATCTTGATCTGGCGAAGTGGCGCCGTATCAACCATCTGACCTTCATTCACGACATCAAGAAGACCCCAATCGGAAAGTAGTGTGACGATCGTGTTTCGCCGAAACAGGTCGTTTTCCATCAGGTTCGATGGCTTACCGTCAAGGAGAAACAGCTCCTTAAAGTGGACGATAAAGTAACGACCTTGCTTGTGGAGGATATGGCACGACTGAAAGAGCTTGTTCTCCCGCCGCGATGCCACACCGATTCGGGTTAGTGTTTCGCGCACCTTGAGAAAGTCGTCTGGCTCACGAAGCGTCACCTCTACCATCATGGCCGGTGTCCACTCAATTGGACGGTCGGTCACCCCCGCGCTTACATGGGCAGGTGCCTCAATACCCGGCTGCTCAATCGCTGGAACCCCGAGATTCATTTTGTTTTCTGTTATACCCACCTTTACAGACCCTTCTCTTCAATTCAATAATTTGATTGTGTGTGAGTAGAGTCAGGACCTGACGGGCTTTTTCGTTTGAGCAATCATAATACTCTTTGACCACATCGAGGTCTTCCAACTCATTTGGCTTCATCCATTTTGAAAAGCGTTTCCGCTTCCTCACACTATTTAGCAAAAATGAATTTTGAAGGGCCGAGTCGATGTGGTGGTTCTTGTTCATCTCATTGGCATACAGGACCGTGTCATTGAAGTATGAGAGCGACCGATTCGTCAGATATGGGTCGTACATCTGTTCGAGCAGATCCGAATGGTCCCCGTTCTGGTCGACCATGATGTTATTTTTCGAGTAGTTGATCTCATTGACAAACGAAAAGGGATTGAGGGCATTTGAATTCTTGGTATCAGTCATACTACAACCCCCTCTTACGAAGGGTCACATTCGACACAGTATGCCGCCAAGAATTCATCGACACTCATATCTTTGGAGACAGAATTGAAATGCTTGGTCCCCGAAATGTTTTTATCGAGCGCAACGATTGTCTTTTCGCTGCCACGCATCAGAGCCGCTTCCATCTTGACACGCGCCATAGAGCCTTTACCGCCCCAAACACTATTAAGTGTTTCATTAACGTCGCTCAACGGGATGTGTGCAAATGCTCTTTCGTCCGGGAATTTTTCATGGACAAAGTCACGTAGGCATTCCGGCACGAGCTCATGATCAGAGAAGTTGAACTTCCCATCAAAACTGTTGATCGTGTGATCCGCATCTGTTGGTTGCTTGTTCCACCATTTGACCTGATCGCAAGCTGATTTGATGTAAGTAATCATTTGGGTTTGTCCTCACTTGTGTCTTTTTGTTTACTGGTATTGGCGGTGTCCTGAGTGCCAAAGATTCGATCCCACCCACGCTGGTATGCCGAATCGTCGGCACGGGTCCTTCGGGCATCTCCCTTGCCGCCATGCCACTTTTTACTCATCTATTTCCACTCCGCTGTAACCATGATTTCTGTCATACACGCCACGACATTGAGCTCATGGTCAGCAACAAAGGCATCGTAGTACTGATACTGTGCCAGAATCAATACGACCTGTGGCACTGACTCGGGCTTTAGGTGCTCGGTCAGGACATCGTACAGTTTCCGAAAGATGGCATGGGGCTCCGAATCGATATTATCGGCAACCCACCGTCGCATTTTCGTGAAGTCCTTTTCTTGAAGATACCCCATCAGATTCTTGACGTTATCGTCTGACATATTCACAAGAATGCCGGCGTCAATTTTCCCGGCCATAGAGTACCGCTGGCACTCATTGAGCACTCTCCGCCAGTCAGGGAAATGACGCTCGATCATCGAAACGATCGCCTTGTCCTCATGATCAACGCCCTCGGTATCGAGGATCGTGGTCAGTCGCTTGAAAAACGAGGCAGCAATCTTTGGACGCTCTGCCTTGGGGATCGAGAAGTCGTATACCGAACACCGCGAGTGTAGTGGCTCGATGATTCGGTTCTTGAAGTTGCACGTCAGGATAAACCGACAGTTGTTAGAGAACTCCTCGATAAACGAACGAAGCGCCGGCTGTGTCGATTGGGGGTTCAGATAATCTGCCTCGTCAAGAATAACGACCTTGACGCCACCATGGAAGGATACCGTCGATGCAAACTGGCGGATCTTACCCCTCAGTGTATCGATGTTACCGTCCTCCGACGAGTTGATGACGATCTGATCAAGGTTTAGTTGCTCG